AATCCGCGCATGACGATGCAACTCCTGGCCGAGCGGTACGGGGTGGAGTTCGCTCAGCAGTACGGCCAACAGGCAGCTGCCGAGGAAGAGCCCGAGTACACCGACCCGTTGGAACGGGCGCTGCACGAAGAACGCCGGGCGCGCGAAGCCCTCGAACAGAGGATTGCGCAGAGGGAAGATGACGAGCGGCTGGAGAAGGCCGTCACGGGGTTGCGCCAGCAGTTCAACCTGAGCAATGACGACCTGCAAGAGGTGATCGCAGTTGCGTACCAGCACAACTACGGCATCGAGGCGCTCCCGATGATCTACAAGACGATGGCCTACGACCGTCTCGCCGCCCGCGTGCAGGCAGCACGCGCCGCCGAGGAGGCCAAACAGGCCGAGACGTCACGTCGCACCGCGGCCAAGTCCCAGGCGGGACAGGTCGTGGCCAACGGCTCGCGCGGGGCAGGTGGCATCACGAATCAGGTGGACGCTGGAGGACGTATGACCCTCCGCGAATCCATCGAAGCGGCGTTCAACGACGCCGAGAGGGGTTAGCGGTTCACCTCTCGAAAGGTTGATCCGTGGCACTCGCTACGCATACCCCCACGACGTGGGACACCATCCTCTCGACGACGATGCACAACTATCGCAAGTCGTTGACCGACAACATCTTCGGCAGCCGACCGCTGCTGGAGTACCTGATGAGCAAGGGTCGTGTCCGCACGATCGACGGTGGCATCTCCATCGTCGAGCCCCTGCTGCTCGGCCCCGGTGAGGCGAACTCGTACGGCCCCTGGCAGCAGCTGGCTGTCAACGCGGTCGCCGGGATCTCCGCTGCCCAGTACGCGTGGCGTCAGCTGTACGCCACGATCATCATCTCGGGCCTCGAAGAGGCGCAGAACAACGGCAAGGAGCAGGCGATCAGCCTGATCGAAGCCAAGGTGATGCAGGCCGAGGAGACCCTCAAGGACCTGCTGTCGAAGATGGCCTACGGCACCCGCGGCGGCGCCGCCCTGGCCACCGACTTCACCCCGCTGACGACGCTCATCGACGCCACCGCGGCGGCTGGCGGCATCACGCCCGCCGCCTCCCCGGCACCGGAGAACAACTGGCGGTCCCCGACGTGGGATGCCGCCGCCAACACCGGCACCGACGACCAGGGCGTGGCCATCACGATGCCGGGCGCTGCGCTCACGTCGCCGTACGACGGCAAGGAGTTGGAGACGGCGCTGCGCCACATGTTCCTGCTCGCCTCCGACGGTGGCTCCGACCATGTCGACGCCATCTTCGCCGGGGCCGGTTGGTACGAGGCGTACGAGTCGAGCCTCACCCCGCAGGTCCGTTACACCGACACGTCGAAGGCGAACCTCGGGTTCCAGAACCTGCTGTTCAAGAACGTGCCGCTGTACTGGGACCCGGATGCTCCGACGGGGACGGCCCTCGGGCTCAACTCGAAGTACGTCGGGCTGACGATCCACTCGGACCGCAACTTCAGCCAGTCGCCGTTCACGTCGAACCTGTCCGGTTCGGTGTCGTCGAACGCCAACGCCAACCCGGGCGCCACCGCGGCGTCCCCGGCGGCGTACGCCATCGACGCGCGGGTGAGCTTCATCACCACGTACGGCAACTTCACGACCCGCCAGCGGCGCCGTAACTTCAAGATCACCGGAGCGACGTTCGCGTAGGAGGCAGACATGGCGATCATGAAGTGGGGAACACCCCCGTCTGGCGACATGCATGATCGTCATTCCCACGTCGTCGGTCATGGTGACGGCGTGGCCCTGGCCCACGCTGCCTTCGGCGAGCACGTCGGAGGCAGCGGGGCTCAGGACCTGTCCAACCCGAACGTCGAGTTGGCGACCAAGTACTCGACGGCCCCTTACAAGGGACCGGCGGTCAAGGACGTCGAGGAGATCGAGCAGCCGAACCCGTGGGGCTATCGCTCACCGAAGCGGGCCAAGCGCTGCATGGCGAACGACGACACGTGCGGGGCGTGGGCGACCAAGGCCAGCGAGTACGAGTTCTGCTACCCGCACTGGCGTCAGTCCCAGGGCCTGAAGGCGTGGTCGCCCAACGAGAAGGCTGAGTAGTGGACGTTGCGACCATCCGGGCCTACGTCCGCAACCACCTCGAAGTTGATGACGAAGAGCTTCCTGACGACCTGCTGAACATCTACCTGCAGGACGCCTTCGAGCGCACCGTCGCCCTCGACAACCGCTGGCCGCGGGCCGAGGCTGCATGGTCGCTGTCCAAGGTGATCGGCTCGATCGCCGTCAGCCTGCCGCCCGACGTGCTGATTCCCTCGATCGTCGCGGTGACCTCGTCGACCACGGCACAGCGCCTGATCTACCTGACGCAAGAGAACGCCCAGGACATGTTCGCGCAGTCGACGGCGACCACCCAGGGCAACCCGACCTACTGGTCGACGTGGGGACGGGAACTGCTGCTGTGGCCCAACCCGGGGGCCGACGTCAGCTACGACCTGACGATCCGCGGCTACCGCCAGCCGGTCTGGGACAACGCCGCGTCGACGCTGCCCGACATCGACGAGCGTCTGCACCCGGCGCTCGCCTACTACGCGATGGCGTTGACCTACTCAGCCCAGGAGGACGAGATCCTCGAAGGCGTCTACATGGCGCGCTGGGACCGTGACGCCAAGGCGTTCATGGGGGCGATCATGGACCCGCCACGTCACCGTCCGCTTGTGCTCAACGGCGGACCGGCGGTGCTCGGAGGCTCCAGCTACTACATCGTGCCGCCGGAGTCGTAGGTGGCGAACCGTCTCGAACCTCTCAACCTGATGGACTTCACCGGAGGGTTGAACCTCCGGCGCAACCAGTTCCAGCTGGGCGAGAACGAGACGCCTGACTGCCTCAACGTCGACATCGACCCGCGTGGCGGCTTCTACACCCGCAAGGGCTGGCAGCGCTGGAACGCCACCGACGTTGTCGACCCGGAGGCCGTGGCGTGGAAGCCACGCAACGCCTTCGTCCACACCCACGCCAACGGCAGCCAGTACATCAACGTCGTCAACGACAACAAGATCTACTGGGCGGGCTCCGAGGCCGTGTTCGCCCGGCTGGGCACGGTGGTCGCCGAGGCCACCCCGCACGGTGCCGACTTCGCGCCGTGGGGCGACGTCGTCTACGTCACCACCGGCATGTTCCGTCCGTCGATCCGCGTCGAAGGGCTCGGTGTCGTCACGACGCTGACCGATGACACCTGGTCGGAGGTCGATGCGCCGACCAACAACACGATGCCGCAGGCCGAGTTCTGCTGCGGTCACGCCAGCTACCTGTTCTGCGCGGTGACCGACGAGGCCGACGGCAACCATTTCGCCCGTGTCCGCTGGTCGCACCCGAACAAGCCGGACTCGTGGCGTGCCGACGACTACCTGGACATCGACTCCGGTGGCGGCAAGATCACCGGGATCATGTCGTTCCGCGACCACCTGATCATCTTCAAGACCAACTCGATGTGGGCGCTGTACGGCTACGACGAGGACTCGTGGCAGCTGATCAAGGTGTCGATCTCGGTGGGCTGCCCGGCGATCACAGCGGCCAGCCGGTCTGAGACGTCGGTGTTCTTCTTCTCGGCGTCCGACAAGGGCGGCGTCTACGGCTACGGCGGCGACAGCCCGGTGTACCTGTCGGAGAACCTGCGCCCGGCGTTCGAGGACATCATGGCCTACGAGAACGTCTTCGTGTCCTGGGCCGGTCGCCGCCTGTGGGTCGGGGTGCCGTGGGCCAAGGAGATCGGAGCGACCGCCTCGGTGTCGTCGGTGTTCGTTTTCGACCCTGACGTCGGCAGCGGGGCGTGGACGATGTACCGCTCGAACTACGGGGCGGTCGGCCCGGTGCTCGACGGCTCCGACGTCAACGCCAAGTACCCGCTCGCCGCGTTCTGGTCGGACCAGGCGGCGGTGATGGTCACGCTCGACTACATCGTCGATGCCTACGACCTGATCCTCGACCCGCCCGTGCTCGGCGCCCTGCCCGACGCCTACGTCTCCACCGGGGACGGCAAGGACATCGGCGTCAACGGGCCGAGCATCTTCGGGCAGCCGTTCGACTCCTACTACCGGACTCGCTGGCTGCACGCCGGGTGGCCTGACCGCAAGAAGTCGTGGCGGCGACCCACGTTCGTCTGCCGTCAGGTCACCCAGGATGTCGACCTGCTCGTCGAGACGTTCCGCGACTACAACGAGACGACGGTGCACCGCACCCGCACGCTGCGCGTGCGCGCCGAAGGTGAGTCGTACTGGACGGACACCGGGTTCGCCGAGGCAGCGGTCGGTGGCTTCAACTGGACCGAAGGCGGGCGGGACGATCCGACCGGGACCGGTGCTGACTGGGGCCTGGAGCGGCGCGGATCGAACCTCATCCGGGCCGGATCGATGGGTCTGGCACGGTCGGTGCAGATGCGAGTGCGGGCGTCCCCGACGTCACCGCGCGCCAAGTGGGGCGTCGATGGCATCGTCGCCAAGTTCGTGAACCGGAGGTTCCGCTAGTGGCGAAGATCGACCTGCAGTACGACCTGGTCAACTACACGCCTGCGTCGGCGTCGCCACCGCAGGCGAACTTCAACCGCATCGAGCAGCACATCAACCAGGAGTTGATCGAACGCGGCGGCACGGTGGCGATGACCTCCCAGCTGAAGTTGGTCGGCGACCCCGTCGCCGCCCTCGACGCCGCCCCCAAGCAGTACGTCGACCAGGTGCTGCCGGTCGGGATCATCATGATGTACGGCGGCGCGGCCGTCCCGCCCGGCGGACGCTGGGCGTTGTGCAACGGCGCCGAGTTGGAGAGCAGCGCCTACCCGGCACTGTTCGCGGTGATCAGCACCAACTTCGGAGGGACGGGCGGCAAGTTCAACCTGCCGAATCTGGTCGACAAGTTCCCGGTCGGAGCGGGGACGACGGCGCTGCTCGGCGCGTCCGGCGGCTCCAAGGACGCCGTCATCCCGGTCCACAGCCACAGCATCGATCACGGCCATGCCGGGACGACGTCCGGCAACGACAGCCCTGACCACGCCCACGGACTCGGTGGGCACTACCACGGCGTCAGCATCAACAGCGGCACCGAGTCCGCCACCCACTACCACTCGATGCGTGGTGCTGCGGACGGCTCGACGGGCG